CTTCCTCAGCGGAATGAGCCATCAGAGAATAGCAGCCTGGAATGTCTACCATGACATATCCCTGGCTGCCATCACTGCAGTAGCCCTGGGCATTGGCCACAGTTTTACCTGGCCAGTTGCCCGTGTGTTGCATGTGTTAGAGGTAAATAAATCGTGGAATCAAAATAGAGAAACCATAATTGTGATGTAAGTTTGCTTAATCTGTGTTTTTTCTGTGAATTTTGTGTGAATTTAGACACACTTTTTACACTTAACTTTTTTTAATATATAATTCACATATTATTAAGAAAAAAGCAACTAATACTCCATTGATTCTGTTATATCCTGGTGCTAAAATAACTTCTGACTTCAGAAAATTAAGATAACTGAAAGTCAGAACATATTGATGATACCAATACAGTCTTGAGGAGGAAATTTATTATGAAGTTAACAACAAAGAAATTATTTTTGACAGGTGTAGCAATTTTGACAATGGCAGCTATTTCTGCTTGTGGTAGCACCAAAACTTCAGAAACAACCGCAGCTCCTAAAACCGATATTACGACAGAAGCAGTTACAACAGAGGCTGCAACAACAGAAGCTGCTACAACAGCTGTGAAGGAAACCACCAAAGAAGCAAAAGAAAGCACTTCCGCTGCAGAGTCCAAGAAAGATGATACTAAGAAGGAAAGCACTTCAACGACAGAAACAAAAGCAGGTGAGAGCAAAGCAAAAGCAGCTTCTCCAGATGTAAAACCAGCAGCTACAGAAACTAAGAAAACCACAAATTAATAAAATTAATACATCCGATACAAAAACGCATAACCTTTAGTTAGACAGATTTGTACAAGTTTGGACCTGTTGAAAAAGTGACATAAATCACATTTATCAACAGGTCCATTTTTCAAAGCAACTCAAACTTTAAAATTCTGGGTCTTTAATTCTCTCATTAGCTTCCAGACATTGTTTCCAAAATTACTAATCAGAGTAATTAATATATCTTTTCCTTGATCGTAACTGGATAAAAAACTCACTCCAGGATCACAGCCTTGAAAATACGGCATATATCCAGCATCTGATTTATTTAGCCAAATTCCATATCCATAATACTCGTCCTCAAAATTAGTGCTTTGAAGACTTAGCATGTTGTTCGTCATCTCTTTCGATAATAACTTATTTTGAAGCAGCATCTTCCAAAAAAGATCCACATCACCCACTGTGGTATACGCTCCGCCTGCGCCTGTCCCCTTCACATCCACGCTGTAAATATTCGTATAATAATCATTCCGCTCCTGGTCAAAAATATAGGCATTGGCACATTTGGCAGGAAGCCGGTCAAGCTCATAGTAGCCAGTATTTAGCATGTTGCATGGTTTAAAAATACATTCGGTCAGATATGTATCAAAAGATACTTTTGTAATACATTCTATAATCAGTCCTAAGATTACATAGCCTGAATTATTGTATTGAAATCTCTCTCCTCTTTGGTACATCATTGGTTTATGGACAAACAAAGGCAAAAGATCTCTGGACGTACGTATCTTATAATTAGGATAGTCCCGCCAAAGATCGGAATAGTCTTTTATGACACTTTCATCACAATAATCAGGAATACCTGAGGTATGATTTAGTAATTGCTCCACAGTTATCTTTGAATCTATATGATTCAGATCAAAATCAAGCAAGTTACCAATCGTTTCATGAAAGCTTAATCTTCCTTCTTCAATCAGCTTAAGAATTGCTACAGCAACAAAGACCTTTCCAGCAGAGGCTGTTGCAAACTTGGTATCTAAGGTATTTAACACCTTATTTGAATAATCGGAATAGCCATAAGCTTGTTCAAATATGGTACTTCCATTCTTGTTAATCGAGATACAACCTTGAAAGTCTTTTATTATATCTTTAAGATAATCCACTATTTCTCCTTTAATTTTATAGGAACAAAATTTTCCATCTGTGCAAATCCCTGAGCTTTTATGATTTCAGATGGTGTGATAATGTGTCCCATAATATAATGCCCTGGCCGTATGTCCAGTTCAAATACATCTGAGTTTTCAACGTAAGAGATTGCCTCTTTGTACCGTTTTCCACCAGTTTCATCATCCCCATCCACATAGACATAGGTTAGATAATATCCACCATCAAAAGATACCACTTCATTCCCACCATAATCCATATCTTCTGTAAGCGCCCATACCCATACCAGCCCACTCTTCTCCTCATCATAATATAAGAAATCTCTGGGCATAAAAGAATCTCTATCCGATACTTGAATTGCTGAAAAGTATGCATCAAATTTCCCTAAAATACTATCATTGGAAAAAGTCACACACTTTGTCTATGCCCGATGATGCAGCACGAAATAGGGGTAATGAGATAACTCTAAACTGCGTATGATCTGCTCCCTTTAAAGATGATTCCATTGGCTTGTCCCTCCTAACCGACATCAGCCGGTTTCTTCCTTGTTTTCTTTACTCCTTTTTTTAAGGCTTTTTAAAGTGATCTCCATCCCTTCTTTATCCCTATGATTTTTGCCAGAGCTTCAAAAGCTTTTACCGGATCAACACAATTGAAAACATAAACCGTGTCCGCCATAGCACCACCCCTTTCTAAACCATATGTATTCCCTGTAGTTTGTACTTCTTTCCTTATTCTACATAAGACAGGGTTATATTAGAAGAAAGGCAAATTAAAACTGATATGGTGCACAAAATAAACTAATAAAATTATATCATATGGCCTATTTCCATACCACTATTCCTATTAAAATCTTTCTAAACTTAAGCCATCTCTTACCTTTATCTACTGTTATTTTTATCTTAGCTCGTGCACTGTCTAGCTCAAGGTAATACCATCCTAGGTTATGTAATAAGAAGCATTAGTGAGTATGATGCCAATGGTGTTATATCTCCCCTTATTTAATCAGTATTTGAGAGGTAGTTGACTACATTTTGACTACACCTATTTAGAAAAGTTTGACTACATTTGCATAAAAAGGCAGGCCCGAAAAACCGGATACCTGCCCTTAATCAAACTATTCTCTTACTCTTACATAAACACGGCCAATGATATTTCCGTCTGCATCCTTTGCGCTAACTAAAACCAATCCTTTGCTTAGAGCTGTAACCTTTCCCTTACTGGTTACGTTCGCTATTGATGAATCCATAGGAGCCCATGTCACATTTGATGTGTTAGTAAAATCATCTACTGTCAATCTGGCTGTCTCTCCAATTTTTAAATCAATTGCAAGCCTGTAATCGTCTGCATTCTCTACAACTAATACATTTATGTAATCTGTATAGGATCCGTCCGCACTCTTAACTGTTATAATTGTATTGCCAGGAGCCAGAGCTGTCACTATACCTTTTTCATTTACTGTAGCAACCGTTGGATCTGACGAAGACCAGGACATTTGTGTATTAACATTTAAGTCATTATCTACACTTAATCGGAGTGCCTCTGATACCTCTAAAACTACTTTTAATTTAGCCTCGGTTGTGGGAGGTGTTTGAGATGCCTCTGGAGCAGCCGAGGCTTCATTAGAATTACCACTTTCCCTGCCGGCAACGTTTGCAGTTACCATATAATAGTAATTCGTTCCATTAGTAACATTAGTATCAATATAGGTAGTACCTGTTACATCGGTTGAAATTGTTTCATATGGGCCACCTGCAGTCATGGAGCGTTTAATGTTGTAGCTTGTTGCATCGGTTATTGCGTCCCAGTTTAAATCTACTTTGGAATCTCCACCATTGGCTTTTAAAACTGGTCTTAAAATTTCCGTAGTAAAACCTTTATATGTAACCATATCTTGAGAAAAATTATAGAACCCAAATTTGCCAGACGCGTACGTACTATCATCGATTGCTATATTATCTAAAACTTTATCCCCCTGCTTTATTACGATATTTATGCTTCCCTCACCACTAAAGTTTAATTCAAAATTGTAAACAGTTTTGTATTGATAGCTAATACCATTATGATATAAAGTCTTAACCTTTTTCCCACTACTTGTAGTTGGCCATAAATCGGTTTCTTTAATTGTTTCACCAGTATTTACAAGTTTTACGCTCATTCCTTGTTCAGCAGTTCCTTTGTCAGAAACCACTTGTTTTTTCTGCTTCCAATCAAATAAATAATAATGCCCAATATCCTTATAACCAAAGACGAAGCCAATATAATCATCATCCCCCGTAGCATCAGCACTAAATGACCCTTCTATTTTAGCATTACTGCATTCAACATTGCCTATTAATGCTGCAGGCCTACCATTAATAGTCTGTGTTACAGAAGTTCCTGAAGAGTCTATTTTCCAATTCGGAAGAGGATCTTCTGCAAAATCATTTGCTAATGTCACACTTTTCCATTCAGAAAGATCTAACTGCTTGGCTGTTGAAGCAAAACTAGTTATGGAAAACATTGTTATTGTTGTAATTAAAGCGACCATGAAGCTTAGTAATTTACTTGTCTTTTTCATACTATATGCCTCCAAATTTTATCTTTTGTAATTATTCTTGTTATAACATTCCAAATCATAAAATAAAGTACAGAAATGAAAGCCATTCGTATGTAACAAATGACCTGTAAATTTTTAATATAATCGATTATAGTATTCTGGGATTTCAGCACTTGATTTATGTTTTAGAATGCATTTATATTATCATCTTATATGAACCTGGGCAATTGGTAACCTTGCCAAACAAATTTAGCACTATTTCACTAATTTCGAAACTCTCCAATGCGCTGCACCCCTTCCTGATCGGATACATACAGCGCACACTCCAGGTCATGGCCGGCTCTGGGCTCAAAGTAATACCACTTACCGTCAATTTCCTGCCAACCGGTAAGAGCATATCCATCTGAGTTAAACCGGTATTTATGACCATTGATGATCTGCCAGCAGGATTTTAAAAAAGTAGCCTTAGTATCGGCGTACCACCAGCCGTTTTTATCCTGATTCCAACCGTGGGTATATTCAGCCGGTCTTGAGATCAGGGCCGCTTTAAATAAGTCCCAGGTGTGTTTTGTGTGATTGTAAACATAAGGATTGGGACAGATCTTCCCTGTTATGTCATGATGCCGGATCACATGGTCCAAAGGTATATTGTACTTTGCCATCAGCTCCTTGGTTAGTTTGATAGCCTCCTGAACAGTAGCGTCCTCGAAATACCAGTCCCGGCTTGTATCTGCAAGGGAACCTTTGTTTCTAACACACAGCTCAATTCCCAGGCTATTGGTGTTGCGGCATTCTGAATGCACATACTTCTTGGCCCCACAATGCCAAGCAATGTTTTTATCTTCTACGGACTGCCACACGGATCCGTCAAAGTTCACATAATAATGTGCACTGGCTCCCCGATCAGCGCCGGCGTACCACTTGCAGTTTGCCTCAGCTCCACCGTTTGCTCCAACGTAATGGATCACGATAAACTTGATACGATCTGCGGTACTGATATTATGGTTGTAAGATGTAAGCAATTTATTAATCTGCATATTATTTTCCTCCAATTTAAAAGGCCTAGGAGGATCCCAGGCCCGTGAGATGTGGCGTTACATAAAATTACTCAGTTATAGCTTTCTAGGAGTCCAGATCCTGCCTCTGATTGGGGGATATGGAAAAACTTCCACTGGAAATGAAATTGTTTGGAAAGACCACTCCATCAACCTTTAATAAATACCCCTGATAGGACATAGGCATCACTCTCCTTTTTTCCATGATAAAAGCGCCCAGGAATCCCAGGCGCTCTTTTTAACTTTGAAATGCACTCTTTCCAGTATTTCTAATGTGTTCATCGTTCTTTCTTTGAACAATCTTGAAAATCCCTTCGGCATCCGGCTCCAGATAAAAATTAGTTTCTCCTTTACCTACAATGGCCGGAGCTACCTCCAATATTCCCTCAATAATTGCATTCTTCATTGCTGTGGTAATCTGTTCATTGTTTGCAACTGCTGTCCTGTTTCCAATTCAGCCAACAAGCTCCGGCCCTGATTCTCTGGCCATGAACATTTCTCCCGTAGTTGGATACCCACCAGAAGCATATGCCGGAATGTTTGGAATCTTAAAGAGTTGGAAGGAACCGCCTTCTACAATTGTTTGGCCAGCTATCTCTACGCTATCCCATTGAAACTTCATTTTGTCATTCAGCCAGTCTATAAACTTATTAAACAGGCTACGAGCTCCAGAGATTGCATTGCTGAATGTAGTTGTAAATGCATCTGGAACCTTTGACATGATTCCTTTCCATTTCTCCAAGGTAAACCAGGGGCTTACTTCTATATCCCACCAGCTTGCTATGCCAGACTTCCACTGTCCCACGGTTTCATCCCATGTCTTTTTAAGTACATCCTTTATAGTCCTGTATAGCTCACTCCATTTCTGTGCTGCGAACCAAGGTGCAATGTAACTTGTGTACCACTCGTTTAAAGCAGTGGTCCATTCGCCAAAGGTGTTTTTAAAACCTTCCACGATCCCAAGCAATATAAACGCTCCGTAAGGCTTCATTTCAGCCGCAGGGGAATGAATACCAAACACACTACATATTCCCTCCACAATCCAGTCCAGAAGGTCCCCAATCGGCTCTAGTAGAAAGGCAAATGCCCCACTGATTCCTGCGCCGATTCCTAGGACAATATCCATACCTATCTTATACCATGCTTCATTGCCGGAAAACGCTCTGGTAAAAGCGTCCTCTGCGGTTTTAAATAGGCCTTGCATTGTGTCCCAGTTAAAGATCTTATCACCAATGATTTTAAGAACACTCTTGCCGTCAATCACGATACCATTGAGTGCCCCAATAATAGCTCCAACAATGGCTCCGGCCACTGTTCCAAGTCCAGGTATCCAGGATCCGGCCAATGCACCAGTAACAAGTCCAGCCACCAGATTTCCAAAAAATCTCGTCACCCAATCAGGGAGTAACTTATCTAATCCATCATTAATCCAGCCCAGTATGTCCACTACAATCATTTCAAGTGCAGGGCCTCCACTTTGCATTATGGCTGGTAATCCATTGATTGCACCAAGCAAGCCAGAACCTATCTTACCAATGACTCTGACAAAAGATGATAGCTTAGGAAAGTACACTGCAAAAGCTTCACCCAGCGTTCCAGCCCCTCCACTTACTACGGCTATCATTTCAGCGAGCGTTTTAACAAAGCCAACAATCTTAAGACCAGACACAAAGGTTGCGAAACCTTTAATAGTCCCCATAATACTAGCAACGGTCTTAAATCCTGCTATGGCTGTCACGATAACTCCCAGTGCATAACCAATCCGCTCAGCCTGATCCGGATCAATCGCATTTAAAGCTACGGCAATTCCATTTAGTCCACCCGGTACCACTGCATTGATAAAATCCGCACCAATGTCTAGCAGATCACGGAAGAACTTTAAAAGGCCGGTTCCAACGCCTTCTGCAAACGGCTCCAGCGCTTTCCAAAAGTTCTTAAGCGCCTCATTAATCTTTGGCCAGTCTATTTTCATCAGGAAATTATTAATTGCATCTATAAACATCGGGAGTCCAGTGCCTAAAGTCCATTTTCCCAATGGTACTAAAAATTCATTGAAGAAGTCTTTTAGTCCAGTCCAGACAAAGGTTCCAAACTTAGAAAGCCCTTCGTTCCACAACCGTTCCAATGCCACCCTGGTTGGTTCTGCTGCTTCTTTGATTGCATCCACCAGATTTTTAATCCTTTGCGCTGATGCTTCTAATGCAGGATTGACTGTAACACCTGCAAACAGTTCACCGGATAAATTTCCTAAGTCCGGCGAACCTCCACCACCGGATCCACCGTCTTTACCGCTTCCAGAACTTAGATTGTTAAGTTCATCGAATGCACTAAGCTGTTTATTCATTTCCTTGGCCGACTTTGCAGCACTTCCAAGGTTATCAGCTACTGCTCCAGAAGATCCTGCTGCATTCTCCATAGTACCAGCTACATCGTTTCCAGCGCCTCCACCCGCATTACCAAACAGGGCCGATGTGAAAGCTTTAAAATAGTTTGCCATGGTCTGGAGTTTGGATAATACGATATTGATTACCTGGATTATTGGAGTAAAAGCGTTTATAAGCCCCTGTCCAATGGTTGCCTTTAGAGCATTGAAACGTTCTGTTAGAATACGGACCTGATTCGCCCAACTGTTTGATGTACGGGCAAAGTCCCCATTTGCAAACCGCAGTTTGTCTTGTACAAAGGCATACCTAAGTGCTACCTTTTCGGCCTCCGACATTTTTTTCGTTACTTTTCCGTATCCGTTTTCAAGAGCATAAGCATCTAGGGCCGCTTGAGTCATGACTACGCCTAAATCTTTTCCTTTATACCCTCGGTTTCCCGATATTTATTAGGGGAGTAGACTATCTCTTCATCTCATAAAGATGGCGTGCGCTTCGAACGGTGTTAATCCCCGCCCTACATAATAGTCGTTACACTTTCAAACAAAAAAGACGCTCAAATGAGCATCCCATTGTAAACTTAGCACGGTATTGCCTTGATTATTCTTTGCATACACCATTATGAGAATAATTTTAGGTTTTTACCGTTAGCAGAAACAAATTGTTTCCACACCACTTTCACATGTGTTCACACGCTTGTTTTTGAAGCGTATCACTACGCAACCGCCCTGCATTCAAGGCTTTCTGTTTCACCAGTAAAAATACTCTTAATTTTTGTAAATGCTTCAGACTGACTTGTGTCATAAAATGATGCAACATCCGCTGACAGACCAGTAAGAGTCATACCCATGGAGGCCGCTGATTCCTCAGAGAAATTAAATCCTCTTGCCATGGAGGAGAACACTCCGGCATATCGCTTCGCCGATATTTCCGACATTCCGAATTTTTCTATCGCATTTTTAGCAAATGAATCAATCCTACCTTCCATGCTGGGGACCGCCTGTTGTATGACGTTATCCACCTCGGCCAACTGCGAGCCTAACATAGGGCTTAATGCTGATATCATGCGGTTCTACTGTAAAGAGCTTGTCCACCAACACCGGCATCAGCCGGTACCTGGTTTGGCGCCTTCTTCTTTCTTTTTCAGGCTTTTAAGAGTAATTTCTACCCCTTCTTTTTCTCCAATAATTCTTGCAAGTGCCTGAAACGCCCTTAAAGCATTAGGTTCGTTAACTGTTTTAACTGTGTCGGCCAAGATAACACCCCCTCTTTCTGTTAGAATGTATGAGACACTGATTGTACTTGTTTCCACATTCTTTTTTATTAGCCCTGTCCTGCTGCCTAAGCAAGCATTCGTTCATTGTGACTACAGTTTATTAAGGAATCCTTTTGACGATCCAGTTCTCTTTTTAATGCCAGCAACGTATCGGCATCTCTGGTTAATAACTGTATTCCGGCGAGATCAAGTTGCTTAACCACGGTTACCATTTTTTCAATTTCCTGTTCTTTTTTTAACTCTATATCTGACATTGCTTTCACCTCACTTTTTGTCTTCTAATCACATTATATTGTCTATTAATCACGATATCAAGTGATTTATCCACATTTTTGTGATTGACGCACATTTTCAATTATGATACAATTGCGCATATAGGAGGTGTTTTTATGGAATTATTTGAACGGATTAAATATCTGAGAAAAGAAGTTCTTCACAAAACGCAGGAAGAATTTTCATCTGCAATAAAAATAAGCCGCTCTAATTTAGGCAGCATTGAAATAGGACGTATAAATGTAACTTCAAGAGTAATTTCAGATATTTGTACTGAGTATGGCGTTAATGAGGACTGGCTCCGAACCGGAGACGGCGAAATGTTTGAACAACTTACAGATCAACAGAAGGTGATGAAATATACAGCTATGCTTTTAAAGGATACTGATTCAGTAGTCGCTGATGCAATCAAAAACTTTATAGTTACATATGAGCAATTAGATGACTCCAGTAAAAAAGCACTTGAAAACATAGCGCTAAAATACATTGATAATATGAAAAAAGGCCAGTAAATTCCTGGCCAGTTTCTTCTATGTAATATATAAGTTTATAAATACTTCCAATTCTTCTAATTGTGCCAGAGTAGCAGACTGCAACATCTTCATTATATTAGTAATACGCTGCTCTGTTTTTTCTATTACTCTTTTATTAGAATTATCATTCTCATTTAACATATGTGACCACCCCTGTTCCTATTTTTTTTCTGTATTCCTAGGTACATTTTTGCTAAAGTGAGATTATAAATTCTTTACCACATTAATTTCATAGATAAACTTTCTATTTTTCAGTAATATACCAATAATACTTGTAAAATTTTAATTGTGCCTAATCGTCTGTGCATTTTAAATATGTTCCTTTTGGAAAAGGGAAAGAGAACCAAAACAGAACATACGTTCTGTGTAATTATATGGCAGTGTTCTATAAAATCAATGATAAATTAAACCTTTCTTTTATACACTATTTTTAGGAGATGATAAGATGCAAGAATCTAACACAAAACTTCTTCACGTAGCGGTTTATATCCGTGTTTCCTCTGACGAACAGGCCGAACGTGGAGATTCGATACGTGACCAGAAGGAACGTGGCGTTAAATATATTAATGATCATAAAAACATGATTCTACAAGACGTTTACCTTGATGATGGCGTATCCGGTCAAAAGATAGATCGTGATGATTTTACACGTCTTATTACTAATGTAAAAGATGGCCATATCGATTTAATCATTTTTACTAAACTGGACCGCTGGTTTCGTAGTCTGCGGCATTATCTTAATACCCAGGCTATCCTAGAAAAATGTAATGCTGCTTGGACTGCTATTGACCAGCCCTATTTCGATACCTCCACCCCTTACGGCAGAGCATTTGTTGCACAATCTATGACATGGGCCGAGCTAGAGGCACAGAATGGCGGGGTAAGAGTTTCCGATGTATTCCGCTCCAAGGTGGCGCATGGCGAAGTTATTACTGGAAAGGTACCAAGGGGTTATAAGATACAGGACAAAAAGATGGTACTCTCAGAAGAAGCTCCAGCCATTCGCGATTGTATCAAGCACTTTCTAAAACATCATTCCATGAATCAAACAGTTCTTTATATGAAGGACAAATATGGTATTGTTATGACTTTACAAAATTTTAGACAGACTTTACTTAAGAATGAAAAGCTCATTGGTCGTTACCGGGGAAATGAAAACTATTGTCCTCGCCTCATATCGGATGAGGAATTTCAGGAAATACAACGGATACTAGGCCACAACAGCAATATAAAATCCAATCAGAAATACCCTTATATTTTTTCTGGCTTACTCGTTTGTAATGAGTGCGGTTATAAAATGGGCGGTGGACAAATTAATGTTCTATCCAAGAGAAAAAATGGGGATTCGATGCGATATAAATATCCAGCCTATGAATGCAAGCAATATCGCGCTTATAAGGAATGTGATAATGGTGGGGAAATCAGAGAAGTACGCATTGAAGAATACTTACTTAAAAATGTACGTGAGCAATTCAATTCTTACATATCCGACTTTGAGACCAATAGTAAAAGCATCATTGATAATCGAGCGAAAAAAAGTCAAATCAGAAAAAAAATTGATCGATTAAAAGATCTGTATCTCAATGAAGCAATTACCATAGAGGAATTTAAAACAGATCGAATGAAGTTTGAAGCGCAGTTAGCTGAATTACCAGATATTATAGAACCTAATCAGGACTTTAAGGCCTTAAGAAACATACTGGATACTGACTTCGAAGGTATGTATTTACAGCTTGATAATGAACAAAAGCGCCTGTTCTGGCGCTCCATTATCAAAGAGATACGGGTTAGCAAAAGCAAAGATAGGCACCGTGAATATACTATCGTATTTATATAATATTTTTTTACCACTAACGCATGCTACCCGTGTGCTGATTCATCCCCGTAAGCTGATTAAACACGGTACTCTTTCCAACATTAGGATTTCCGGCCAGCGCAATCACTTTATCGCTT